GTCTAATACACAATAGCCACCGTATACTTTCAGTTCACCCTGAGTAGCAGTCGTTTCTATGAAACCGGGAGTGTTAGCAATGATACTGTTTCTAAGAGAATCTCCCTTCGCTCCGTCACCGAGCCTGAGTATACCATTACCGTGTAATCCTTCGTAAAGATTAGTTAGGCTCGGACTGGTAAGCCCATCACCGTCTCTCAAACCCTGAGAGTTGTTTGTCATTCCACTTGCGCTTGTATGTCCTGCTTTTGGATTGGTCATGCTGTCACCTCTATTATTGCTGAAAATTCTATTTCGTTATTGCTATTCTTTTGGATAGCATTGTAAGTATATCTCATAAAATCTGTAGTATCAGTAGAATCTGCCGGATTTTTATAGCGAATAACTACTTCCCTCAGAGGGCGGGTGAAGGTAGTATCTAATGCCAGTTTCGCTTGTACAATGAGAGTATTGTCATCTACTACTCTAACATTAGGAGTCACCACTACGGCTGGATTTCCTATACCTCCATCTTGTTGAGTAGCAATAGTTCCGTCAAATCCAAAGACAACTTCGTTTATCCTGTCTTTGAGAGTGTCAATCAAAAATCTTGTTCCTTCGTCTAATAGTGGCAAATCATCCCCTCCTCGTGTTCAAATAATTACTGTGTATCGTACCTATCTTCAAGCGACTATTCCTTGATTCAGGATTGGTCTGTGTAGATAGTATGAATATTTCTTCGTTATCAGCGATTGAATGTACACTCGCAGATTTGATTACTACTGTAGTTGCACCTACTCCGGCTAAGTTAATGTGACCTAACTTATTACCATTCGCAGTGTAAACAGCCTGATTATCAGTGGTAAATACAGTAGTGGCATTCACTCCATCGACTGTGAATGAAGAAGTACCAATTGCATATCCGCCAGCGTTATTGATTAGTACACCTGTACTTTCAAAGAATATATCTCCGTGTATGGAATTACGCCTGTTCATACCAAGAGTGTATCCTACTCCACGGTTCATATCCACTCTTTCAGATATTTGCCAAGTCACTTTGAATTTGAAGCCAAAAGATGTAGAAAACTCTTCTGTTGAGAACTGTCTATTTCTTTCTTGATTAGCCTCTAAATTACCACTGATGTCTATTTCTTGGAAACGCTGTAATACATCTTCTAATGTCACATCTACAGAGTTGACATGAAGTTCACTCATTCTTGTATCTAAGTCAAACTTGGTTCCCAGTACCATGTATCTTTCGTTATCAGTCCTTGATTGGTAAGATACCATGTCGCCCGGATGCATATGTGTGGCAGACAGGACATCTACTAACTTACGAGAGCCTGTAGCGTCTTTTGCCATCTTTAGCATACGCTGACCTATCAACTTAGCACTGGCTTTGGTGACTGCTGTAGGAGCATGTATACCACCCGGTACTTCGTTTATACCGTTTTCTTGTCTACCAAAATCATCCACTTGTACTGTATTTTGATGATTGTTGGCCCTTGCCTTTCCTCTAACTATGACTCTGTTAGGAGTAGTTTCGTTATTGTCATCAATAGTACCTCCTACTACTCTGTTCTCAGTCAACAGATATTCTCTTTCTATTCTATTCTGAGGGAAATAGCAGACATTCCCATACCTGTCACCACGAGGGCTATAGCCATCGTGCTTTGCGAGGTATCTGAGTGCGCTGAATGCCTCGACACCATAGAAGTCTTGAGCAAGGAAAGTAGAACTTGGTAGCCTCGCTCTCACTCCGTTGATTGACGAAGTGTTTGATTTTGCTACTCTAACTGCCAAGTCAGAAGTTCGCAAGCCCACGCCCACTTTCTGAGCAAAACGGATGGTTTTATTGGTGAAGCCAATGTTGGCTAATTCTTGCCCTTTCAGATTCTCAACCAAATACCTCGTACCTTTGTTAGCGTCTTTTATCTGAGATACCACTAACGCTTGGTCGTTGTTTTCAGCACCTACTAACAGTGCAGGTAGTGTACTGGAAGTGCTTACTTTGTCTTTGTCGAAGTAAACAGCACCTTCGTATCGAATGCTATCTGTAGGGTTGTGAAGCAAACGGACAGTATCCTCTTCCTCAATCAACTTGTACTTTCTCTCAGCGGTAGGAACGAAATCTGTAGCAGTAGGTTTGTTGACAGCGAATCCTGCTTTGACTCGTGTGTACTCACCATGTCTGACAGCGTTATCTACGAAGCGTGGCTTACGCACGACCTTCATAACAGAATCTTGGTCGGCATCGAAGCGACCAGTAACTGTGTTCTTACCTACTGCCATGTTCACTCAACCCCTGTAAGGTTCTGCTAAATGCGCCCCTTGTTCTAACATCATCTGATTAGCGTCTTCCCAATCTATTTCATCATGTGTGTTGGGGTCAAAGGGCTTTACATCGTGATTACGGTCTAACCATTCACCTGCCTCTTTGAGTTGAGGAACGGTATATCTTTTGTGTACATCTTCATCTCTTTTGAAGACATGATATGGTTTAATCAAATAAGGCTGTGCTGAATCACCAAAATGCATATCAGTATCATACCCAAGAAAAGGAACCCATTGACCTGCTCGTGGCTCACCTTCTTCATACTCAGTCTGTCCAGTTTCAAAATTGTATGCCGAGCCTCCGCCACTTCGTTGATAAAATGGTATTTTCCTTTCTCCTTTTGAAGACTTTATCGTGACTATGCCAAAAGGCTCTTGACTGGAACTGTAACCTAAGAAGTCAAACTTATGTGACTGGGATTGCTTTAACACTACCCAAGCCTTCTCCATCGGTGTCATACGCCTCACTCCCCACTATGGTCACCCGTATTATAAGATGCATCCTCTTTACTACCCTTCGGGTGTAGGGTTTGACTGAATCTCGGTTGCACTTCGTAATCGCCTTCATCGTCATCTACTGACTTTCTACTTGCATCTGCTCTGAAATGCTCAAGTGTATTCTCAGACATGACTACTCTCGCTACAGGTGAGCGTATGTCACTCTTATCATAGCCTGTGACATCTACACCCTGAATCTTAGGACCTTGGCTATCAGGTACTGTGATACTTGATGTCGGAACAATGTTGTAAACAGGTGCATAAGGTGGACTGCTTGGAGTTCCTGTGCGAGCAGATGGCGCATCGCTAGTGAACATACCGTACTTACCGCCAGCAGTTGCTCTGTAAAAGTTAGCATTCTCTTGAGGACTGCTTCCCTTCAAAGCAACATAAGGTCTGAACATCTGACTGTGCTTGTAATCTAATCCATAAGCAGGTCTGTACAAGAACTGTATAGTGCTATCTGTATAGTTGATATTTTCAAGGATTGGGTCGTGGTTAGCATCTTGGTATGGGTTAGATGATGAAGATACGCCTGTCTTACCCCATCCCTTTACATCTAAAATTCCAGCGTGTTTACTCCACTCCATGACATATGTTCCACCAAGAGGCCACATTGCATGAGCGTTAGAATGCTTGACGATACCAGTGACAGGTTGTGCACTCCAGTCTAACCCAGTCATATCTAAGTCTTTGAGAGTTCGACTACCGACATTGTATGCTCCTCTGATGTTAGTCCTTTGACCTACTTCTCTGTCAGTGTGTAGGCTCGTAGCCTCTGTTGACAGAACTACATACTCACGAGATACACCGTCATTCAATTCAGCAAGTGTATCTACATCTAACCCAAGTCTTACATCGTTTCTCGATACTGGTTCTGCACCACGGTCATCTGCGTTAACAGTTTCAGTAGCCTCACCTACTTGTGCACTTGGCTTGAGCAATCCATCATCAGAGTTCAAATCAACTCTGTCACTGATACCTCTTTCGATTTCTCCAGCCTGAGCAGCGTCATTACTTGGCCTAATCAGTCCTTGTCCGAATATTGGCTCGGCAGTGCTATGAGACAATACTAATCCTGTAGCATCGTGGTTTTCACTAACTGCCATCAGTAGACTTTCATTAAATACAGTAGGCCATCTGACACCTCTGCCATCTCCACGGTCACCTACTCTTAGTGCACTGGCTGGATTGAACCAGTCTGCTGTTCCCATGTTAGTACCATCGTTGTTATCTGAGTTATCACTACCGCTATATCTGTCATTACCGTCACCGCCAAACAGATTGTGAGCAGCGGGTCTGTGCGTCACATTCGTATCTTTGTAAGCGTCTTCGGGGTCCCATGATGGGCGCAGTCCAAATCCTCTTACAGGGAAACGCCTGACATCTTCACCACGAGTGTTGCCCCACCAATCTACCATGTAGAATCTGTGAGCATTTGCCAACTCTTCAATACCTTGTCCAGCCTCATCGTTAGGGAACATTCGGGTAGTAGTAGACGCATTTCTTAGAGTTCTAACAGGGCAACCGAATGGCCCTGTCATTCTTCTTCCATCGCTATACCTGACTTGTCTACCGATTTGGTCTTGCCCGATTAGACTTGAAACTTGAGTTAGCCTCTCAAGTATACCTACATACATTGCATCGAAGTCTTGGTCACTTTGACCACTATCCGAACCCACATAATCCCAACCGTTTGTCTTAGAATCTTGCTGGATTAGAGGGCCGTGATAATATCCAAGCATGGCGTTGCTATTTGCTACCTCTAACCATCCACGGACATAAGGTGACCAGCGTGGTCTGTTGTACAACTGGCGAACTCCCATACGATAACCGAAGCATCTGTTTCTGTCATTTGGCAAAGTTAGAGTAGCGACTCCAGTAGAGTCTTGATATGTTTCGCAGTCCATTCCAAATGTATCGCTACCCCAACCAATCAGAGAATGACCATACGATTCTAATCTACTTACTCCGCCTCCACCGTGAGAGCCACCCGGCCAAAAGCCGAAGAAGTTGTATTTGTTTGAGCCTACTGTACCACCTTGGTTAGACAAGTTTGCATCTGCATCTATCTGCGTAGCAGTATACACTGTACCGTCAGTCGATAATCCAGCACTGCCCGGTGGACTTACCCACTTCATAGCAAGTGCAAATGGACCTTTACTTGCTACATAATTGAAGTCCTGATAGTGGATTGTCTCAAAGTGCTCAGGAATGTGGTTGTATCCTTTTTGGTCTACAGGAGTGTCAGCAGTTCCTGCCTTAGTATAGAAAGCCCTACTGCTATCGTCACTGTACCAAGTAAACGGTCTGCCCAAATTAGGATGCCACATACAAAGGAATGAGTCTGCTGGATTCAGAGAGTTGGTATCTCTGCTTCCAGTTTGCAATTGACCCAAGTGCCTTGTCAAGACGCTGGTTTGTAAATCAGTATACAGTGTATCAGATTTAGCATTGTCATAAGGTCGGCTAAGTCTGATTATGTCGCCAGTCGCTATGTTAGCCCAAAACGCTGCATTCGCTGTCACGCCTTCAAAGGTATCGCTTTCGCCCAAATTAGCATGAGCAAGTGTACCAGTTCTGTTGCTGTAAGTCGCCGTGTACCTTACTCCGTTCTTTGTGAACTCTAACACTTCACCGTAGTAAGGTACTACTGGGAAAAGGTCATTGTTATCTACGGTGATTGTAGAAGAGCCGTTATCACTGATTACTACGCAGTTTGGATTCAGACTCCTTAACCTCTTATGAGGCTCGTATATATCTAAGAATGAAGTAGGGTATCCAGCAAGTGTCAATTGAGCACCTACACATCCGTAGTTCGCTCTACAGAACTCGTAGTAATTATCAGGCTTGTGCCACTCAAGGTGTTTGAATTTATTAGCACCGGATGCAGACGCACCGTCTTTGTGTAAGATACCCCACCAAGGGATATTCAGTGTTCTGCCCGGAGTAGAACTCTTGAACATATTTGGCCTGTAAGGAAGGCTTCTTCTTGTAAATGAAGGGCTATAACTTTCTTGTACACCTAATGGGTTGTAAAGAGCCAACGGTGGTAGGTTGGTAAATTGACTACCAGCATCAGGCTCTATGTCAAG